CTCATGCCTCGACTCCTTCAACACCATTGATGTCTTTGATGTTCTTAAAGCTAATGCTTCGTGAGGCTTTGTGTTGAAGATAGAACGCCCACTTATAGCAGTGTAAGATGTTGAAGCACTTACCTTTGCTAACCTCGAAGCGATTCTTAGAAGTTCTACGTCGTACAATAAAAGACTTACCGAATACAGTACCGTTTTTCTTGCCGCTAAATACCAGTGAGTGTGTAGCTTTTGCGATTAAGTTGAATAAAGTTTCCATAATATTTTCCTATTGAGTTAAAAAAAAGTTGACAGCGTCGCCGTAATGTGTTACAATAACTTACTGTCTTATAAGTTAGTTCGTAAGAACTTACTAACTTATAAGTCATTAAGTAATTGTATTTAATTATTATAATCAGATACAGTAAGGAGTTCCATGAGTCTCAAAGTTATATCATCCAACTGTTTAGTTTCCTCAAGTGTTGGTTCAAATATAGGGTCATATTGTACTGTCTTTGTTAAGATGTTTAAGTTATGTAAGATATTGTAGAAGTCATTCTTAGATTCTGATTGTCTATAAGCCATGTCTATTCCTCTATCTTAGTAATTATATAGGGTTGCCCTGTCATCTTACCAATCTTGTGGGCTTCGTCTAGTGTAAAAGTATATGTCGGAGCGTCGAAGACTCCCATAATATCTACTCGCCAGTTAGCTTTAGGATTCATTAGTTGTACCTCATAAGTTCTTGGTGTTCAGCTTCAGTAAGGAAGCCCTGTAAGTATCTATCATCTATCTCAAGCAGCATATCAAACACTGGTTGCAGTTCATTGTCGTATAAATCTCTCTGTATTTGAGCGATAACACTTAGGACTAATCGCTCTTTAGTTCGTGCCTCGTTTTGCTGTGGGGTCATAGTCTCTACCTTCCGCTTTAGTTTTATCTATAAAATCTTCGAATGCTTTTCTGTGTATTTTTTTGTACGTTGAGCCGCCTAGCTTTATTACTGATTGAATATAATGATAGGCTTTTAGCCCTTCCATCGCTTTCTTTAGGTCTGGTTCCATCGTGAACATCCATAGATGTTTTGCACATACGTCTTCAAACTCCTCGGTAGTTGGTAAGTCTTCTTTATTTTTCATAGTTATTCCCCGGTCAGGTAGGTGTAATGTACTTCGCTTACATGGTTGCCGTCCTGCCATCTCTTAGATTTAGTAGCTAACATATCGCACCATGAATCCCAAAGTTGTTCGCAGCCATAGTCATGGCATAGATTTATATAAGCTGTTATCTTCTGTTGGTTAGATGCAAAAGCCTTATCAGTCTTAGGGTTAGGGTTGAGCTTAAAGCTATTAGCATCTAGGTCATACATCTTAATGTTATGAACATCCATACAGCCAACCATTCCGGCAATCAACTGACAGCAAAACCCTGCCTTTGGTATACCTAAGCCGTCAACTCTAAGGAAGATTGTCATCAGGCTCTTAGCTTTATCGTCGTAAGTCTTGTGAGAGTTAAGCACCGCTTGAACCTGAGCAAACATCTTAGATTTATTAGCCATCAGGTAATCGTAAGTCTTAATCTTGTTGCCCCAAAGGAACTTAGAATCTCTACGTTCTAAGCGAACATCTTTGAGTTGGTCTCCGACACTCAACCAAGGCTGCTGTATGCTTAGAACTACCATTAGAACTACATCAGCCATGTTATTAGCATTACGTTGTGAATATTCTTGAACCGCTTTACAGTGAGTGTTGAACATCAGCAAAATCCTCGGTGGTGGTTGTGTACTTATTAGCTAGTTCGTAAGAACTTACTAGCTAATAAGTACATTACATTAATAGTTTATAGTCTTCGTCCGATAGGGTTCTGTGTAATCTTAGTCTTCCAAACTTCAAGGGCTTCAGAGATTCTCAAATCGTAGTGACCCCAGAATATATCTACCTTGCCGTCGAAGTTGCTGAAGCTATGGAACATATATTCAGCATCTGGCATAAAGCTATCTGCTGTCTTGCCCTTATAGCTAATGCAGATGCCTAGTATATCACAATAACTTACTAACTCTGCATCTAATCGTGACTTTAAAGTATCTTCTAGTTCTATGTTCAAGCTCATATTATTCTCCAGTTGATTGTGAGGCTATCATATCTTTAGCGGCTTGCTGAATAAACTCAATCTTATCAGCTTTCTTTTGTTCCGCTTCGTCATTTACCAACTTACAAGCTAAGTTCCATGCCATCATTGCCGCAATGTAAGCCACTGCTTTTTCACTGCCTGAATAGCTTTCTAATCTATCTTCTAAGTCTTTCATACTGGTCGGGGTATAAAACATATCTACGCCTTTAATCATACTTCTATCTCCTCTAGAGAATCTAGGTCAGTTGGTTCAGCGGGGAATATCTCTACAACTCTATAGTCGGCTTCCATCAGTGCCGTTGCTACATCAGTAGCTACTTCTAAGTCTTCACAAATAATTACATTATCGTCGAATATAACTCTATACATTTTCTTTACCCTCTTCAAACATTTCAAAAACTGCTTCTCTATAGTCTTTAACTATAAGAGTCAACTTCTCCGATACTTTAATAGCCCTGTCAACTCTACCAGTAACTATAGCTTCTCGAAGTCTATCCTGATACTCTTCAATCCAAAGTTCTATATGTTTAAGCTGTGAATCACCCATAGTTATTTACCTTTTTTATTATATAAATTTATAGCATCTCTTGAAAGGTGGAACATCATAACACTAGTCCAACCAACAAACAACCCACATATTAAAATAAATAAAGATTCTATTACAAACATACGACACCTCTTATAGAATTAAGCCATCCGTGGCTGATAGATTTATTTAGCAGACAGGATTTCAAAGATTTTGTCAAGCTTCGCTTCCATGGCATCAACTCGACTTGTAAGCGTTTCTTTTTTCGCAGTAGCCTTTGGCTTCGCTGTAGCTTTCTTAGCCGCTTTCGGCTTCGCCGTAGCTTTAACCGCAACCTTCTTTGCAACCTTAGCCTTCGGCTTAGCTTTAGGCTTAGACTTTATCAGGTGGCTAAACTGCTCTGGAACACAGTCCCATTCTCTGAACTCAGAGACATCGGCATGAGTCATAAAGCTATCAGCGTCTTTGTAGAACTTGTTTATCACCGCATTGAAAACCTTCGTCAGTCCATACCGTTCCGAAGGGGTCGAAGCTTGAATGTTAGCAAAGTGGCAAGCCACTCCGTACACTTGTCGTGCTGTTGCAATTTGGTTGGCATCAATGTTTTTGAAGTTTGAAGTCAGCATTATTAGTATCCTTATACATAATATTTAAAAAGTTCATTCTGAACTTCTTTTTAAATATTATGTATAAGGATACTTTATTAGTAACCTTATAAGCTTTTATAGCTTATAAGGTTACTAAAAATTCAGCCGATTCCCTTTCGGGAATCCCATAGGCACGATAGAACTAGAGAGACTTTAAAAGTCTCAAGGGGGAGAAATAGTCGAAGACTAAAAAGGGGCTAAGTGTTTGAAAAGATTGGAAGTCTCTGGAGTAAAGCTAAAGCTTTAAAAACTTTTTAACTTCTCCCTAGTTTTGTAAACTAGAAAGCTAGGAGGTCGAGCTTTAAGACTTTTAAAGTCTTTAATGCGTCATAGCCTGTATAATGTGCGTTGAGATTCTTTGGAATCTCTGGAAAACTTTGAAGTCTCAGAAGACTTCAGGGGGTGGGCAAGCTGCCATGGGGGGGTACTGGGATATATATACAATCCTACACATTTTACGAAGATATGCCATGTAAACCAGATAGCGCCGCAGCTTAAAAGGCTTTAAAGGGAAGGGCAAAGCTGGGAAGTCGGGCGGCTATCAAGGGCTTTAAAGGGGNANGCGGAGTATATGTATATGTATACACATTAAACTAATGTGTACATATATACGTATACATGTACATGCTATAACCCCGGTGGGCTTAATATCTATTATAGCGTTGAAATCGCCATCTGTCAAGTTTTATTTCATTTATTTCCGCAGGTATACCCCTATATGTATACTTTATGGTACTTTGTATACATATAGAAACAAATAAGTAATAAAAAACTTGACAAACCTCTATTTTACCTGTATACTATAGTAATATAGATTAAATAGCTAGGAAGGCTTCATGTCAAAAAAAGAACTTACTACTCGTCAAGAAGCATTTCTTGATAACCTTACAGCCTGCGGCGGTGACGTAAAACACGCAGCAGAACTAGCAGGTTACGCAGAAGGCACACACTACGCTGTAGTAAAAGCCTTGAAGACTGAGATACTTGATATAGCTAATAACATCATGGCGCTCAATGCTCCTAAAGCTGCTTCTAAGCTAATTCAGATTATGGATAGTGCAGAACCTATACCACAAGCTAACATGCGTTTACAAGCAGCACAGCAGATTCTAGACCGTGTAGGACTAGGCAAGACTGAAAGACTCGATGTTAATGTAAATACAGGAGGTGGTCTGTTTGTTATACCCGCAAAGAAGGAGGTAGTAATAGATGGAGAGTATGAGGAGGTCTAGTAGCACTATACCATTTGGTTATAAGTTAAGCGAGTCTGATAACCAAATGTTAGAACCAGTACAAGAAGAGCTACAAATGCTAGACAAGATATTACCAATGGTTAAGGACAAGACCATGAGCCTCAGAGAAGGGAGCATGTGGTTGACGCACGAAACAGGCCGAGCTATTTCACACATGGGCCTTAAAAAAATATCAGAAAGGAGAAATACAAAATGAAAACATTAATTTTAGGTTTAATAGCAGTAGCCCTTGCAGGCTGTAACACTTTTAACGCCACAGTAGATGGCGCACAGGGCATTGTAAATGAAACCGTTAAAGCCGCAGGAAGTGGTGTAGCAAACATTACATCCGCCGCAGGTGAAGATATTACTGGTTCTATTACCTACGTTACTGAAGGTGCAGCGTCGGGTATCCGCAGCGTAACACAAGCTGAAGAAAAGTAATACATGCAAGATTGGGAACGAAATCCCGACAACTACTTGGCTGACGAGGAAGGTAACTTTCTACTTAAAGTTGATGGAACGCCTAAGAAGAAAGGCGGAAGACCTAAAGGCTCAAAAGGCCGAGGGTACAACCTCCACTCAGAAACCAAAGCCAAGAGAGCAGCAAAGCGTTCTGTAAAAGATAAAGAAAAGAAAATAAAAGCAGCACAGAACAAAATAGATAATTATAAGAAGTCTGTAAAGAAAACTAAAAAGACTCTCAACAAACTCGAAAACGAGAACGCACAGAAACTCGTAAGCGCCGATGAGTTGGATGATATCCCAACAGCCCTGCAAGCTGAAGCAACTGAGGATGTCATCTTTAAGGCTAACGAAGGCCCACAGGAAGACTTCCTTGCGGCTGGTGAGATTGATGTGTTGTACGGTGGTGCAGCCGGTGGTGGTAAGTCCTATGCGATGATTATCGACCCACTGCGCTTTGCACACCGAGCAGCACACAGAGCATTGATTATTCGACGCTCTATGCCAGAACTACGAGAACTAATAGACAAAAGCCGTGAGCTGTACCCAAAAGCATTTCCCGGCTGTAAGTACAAAGAAGTAGAGAAGCTTTGGATATTCCCAAGCGGAGCTAAGCTAGAGTTTGGTTTCTTGGAGCGAGATGCAGATGTATATCGTTATCAGGGTCAAGCATACAGCTTCATAGGGTTTGATGAGATTACGCATCTGCCCACAGAGTTTGCTTGGAACTACCTAGCTTCGAGACTAAGAACTACTGACCCAGAGATTGAGCCGTACATGCGCTGTACAGCTAACCCCGGTGGCGCAGGAGCTAATTGGGTAAAGAAGCGGTACATTGACCCCGCTCCCCCGAATGAAAGCTTCAGAGGCGCTGACGGACTTACACGAAAGTTTATACCGGCTAGGTTACAGGACAACCCTTACCTAGCTAAAGACGGACGCTACGAGCAGATGCTAAACGCTCTGCCACCTACACAGCGTCAGCAGTTGTTGGACGGTAACTGGGATGTTGCAGAAGGCGCAGCATTCGTAGAGTTCAACCCCTTTGAGCATGTGATTACGCCCTTCGAGATTCCAGTACACTGGGAACGCACAAAAGGGATTGACTATGGTTATGCCTCAGAGAGTGCTTGTGTATGGGGAGCAGTTGACCCTAGTGACGGTACACTGATTATATATCGTGAACTGTACAAGAAAGGTTTGTTGGGTACTGACCTTGCCGGAATGATTACACAGATGGAGTACGAAGACCCTCTATCTGTCCCCGGAGTCCTCGATACAGCGTGTTGGAGTCGAACAGGTACTACCGGCCCTACAGTTGGCGAAACCCTTCAGAGGGCAGGACACAAGCTCAGAAGAGCAGACAAGAACAGAATACAAGGTAAGATACAGATTCACGAATACTTGAAGATAACACAAAGCGGTAGGCCACGAATACAAATATTTAATACATGCCCTAACCTGATACGTGAGCTTCAAAGTATTCCTTTAGACAGGAAGAAGCCAGAAGACGTAGACACTAACGCATCTGACCACGCATACGATGCACTACGCTACCTCATTATGGCTAGACCTAGAATTAACGATACTATAAGTCAACTCAGACAGTTTAGAAAAGAAGCACGTTTTCAGCCTGTTGACTCAACCTTTGGATACTAATATGGCACATTGTAATAAAAAATCAAAGTACAACAACGGTGGACTGGTAGCTCGTAAAGAGTTCAAGGGCATTGGTTCTATTGAGGGCAATGTTTCTGGAAACTCAGGCTATCGTGCAGGTAGTGTATCAGCATCTACTAATGTAGGCGGCACACGAGTAACCGCAAGTCGTTTTAAAGACAGTATGGGTAACGCAGGAAATAGCTATAGCTTAGAAAAGCAATTGCCCGGAAAATCTTCAGTTGGTCTTAAAATACGTAAAGACCCTAAGATTGAGTATAACAAGCAAATAAAAGGCGGCTTTAACTTAAAGGTTACAGCAGGTAAGAACAGCGGCGCAATGTCAATCTCTAAGCCCCTATAAAGGAACAGTACATGAACGAAGAAGAAAAAGAAGAATACGGAACAGCAGACGAAATCTACTTCAACAATGAAGAGACCGCTGGTGGCTATGAGCTTGACCTAGAAGAAGATGTTCGCAACCGTTTCGTGGGCTTAGTAGAAGACCGCTACGCTCAGGCTGAACAAGCACGAGACTTTGATGAGAAGCGTTGGCTAACAGCCTACCACAACTTCCGTGGCATCTATGCTAAGAATGTACGTTTCCGTGAGTCAGAAAAGTCTAAAGTATTCGTAAAGGTTACTAAGACTAAAGTGCTTGCAGCCTTTGGTCAGTTGATTGATGTTATCTTTGGTACTGGTGAGTTTCCAATCGGTGTACGTGAAACACGACTGCCTGAAGGTATTGCCAAGTATCAACACATGGAACAAGGCGGAACCGGCATTGAAACAAGCGCACCGGAGTACAAAGAGCCAGAAGAGCCTGAAACACCTACTGACCCTTATGATGTTGGTTACGCAGGAGACGGACGAGATGACCCGATTGCACCCGGAAAAACCCTAAGCGCAACTAAAGATGTTCTAAGCGCAGCTATCGAAGAAGCAGGCGCTACGTTTGCAGATGGTGCTTCGCCAGACCCAGCAGCACTAGAACGCTCTCCTGCTAAAGAAGCTGCACGTAATATGCAGATTCTAATTCACGACCAAATTGAAGAGTCTAGTGGTTCAAGTGAGCTGCGTAATGCACTACTCGAATCTACACTGTTCGGTACAGGTATTGTTAAAGGCCCATTCAACTACAACAAGACTTTAAGCCGTTGGACAACTAACGAAGATGGCGAGCGAGAGTACAGTCCGTTAAATGTTCGTGTGCCTCGTTTAGAGTTTGTAAGTATCTGGGATTTCTTCCCTGACCCTTCTGCAACTTCTGTTGAAGAATGTGAGTATATAGTACATCGCCACCGCATGAATAAGTCTCAGCTAAGAGGCTTGAGCAAAATGCCATTCTTTAACAAGGATGCTATTCGTGAGTGTTTGCAGATGGGGCCAAACTACACCGAAAAAGATTATGAACATGAACTAAAAGACGACCAACGTTCAGAAGACTACGGTTCAGGTCAGTTTGAAGTTCTTGAATATTGGGGCATCATGGATGCAGAGTACGCACGAGAAGTTGGAATGGACTTACCAGATGAGGTTGATGACCTAGATGAAGTACAAGTTAATGCTTGGATTAGTAATGGCAAGCTGTTGCGTGGGGTTATTAACCCATTCACTCCTTACCGACTTCCATACAACGCCTTCCCTTACGAACGTAATCCTTACTCTTTCTTCGGTATTGGTGTTGCTGAGAATATGGACGACTCTCAACAAATTATGAACGGTCACGCTCGAATGGCTATTGATAACCTTGCGCTTGCAGGTAGTCTAGTATTCGACGTAGATGAGTCAGCGTTAGTAGGCGGTCAGAGCATGGATATCTATCCGGGCAAAGTTTTCCGCCGTCAGGCAGGACAACCCGGACAAGCTATTCATGGTTTGAAGTTCCCTAACACTTCGCAAGAAAACATGATGATGTTTGACAAGTTCCGACAGCTTGCTGACGAACAGACAGGCATCCCAAGCTACTCCCACGGTCAGACAGGCGTACAGTCGATGACTCGTACAGCATCTGGTATGTCTATGCTATTGGGTGCAGCGTCTCTCAACATTAAAACAGTTATTAAGAACATTGATGACTTCCTGCTAAAGCCTCTTGGCGAAGCATACTACCAATGGAACATGCAGTTCTTTGAAGGTGAACTAGACATCCAAGGCGACTTGGAAGTTCGAGCAATGGGTACTAACAGCTTAATGCAAAAAGAAGTACGTAGTCAGCGTTTGACTATGTTCTTGCAGACAGCTCAGAATCCTGCGGTCGCACCGTTTGTTAAAATCTCTAAGATTGTTAGCGAGTTGGCTTACAGCCTTGACCTCGACCCTGACGAGATTCTTAACGACCCAGAAGAAGCTGCAATGATGGCACAAATTATAGGAGCACAAAATGCTGGACAAGGAAATGGCGGGGCGGCTGGGGCCGCTGGTGAACAACCCGGAGCTATGGGAGGCCCTGAAGGAGCACCTCAACCACCTACGGAACTTGGAGCTACAGGCACTGGCGGTGGCAACATCGGAACCGGAGCTGTACCGCAAGCAGGGGAAAGCGAGTTCACTGGCTAACTTACTACAACTAAAAGAACAGGCTATTGAAGCCCGACAAAGAAAAGAGGAACAATGATGAAAGTACCTAAACTAAAATACGCAGTAGGCTCAGTAGCTCAAGCAGCGGCAGAGGGTGCTGACACATTGTTGTCTGAAGCTCGTAAAGATGTCGTAGCAGCTCGTGGCCCTGAACGCACAACCCCTGTAGAAGTTGAAGAGATGGCAGAAGCTGTATCTAAAACAAAAGGCAGTGCAGAATCAGAAGCTCCAGAAGTCAAAATGAAAAACATTAAAGATACTACCAAGCTTGTAAACTCTTTTAAGTTCCAAGGCGGAAACAAAAAGATGGACAAGCAGTTCATTATGGAATCTTTAAGCGAAGTAGCTGATACCCCTATTGTTGAGTCTAAACAGTCTATTGCTGAGTTTATTACTGACTTGCACCGCACACAAATGGACGAAGAAGCCAAGCCTCTTTTAGCTAACGACGACTTTGAAAAGCTTGGTGCGTTTGTAGAAGGCGACCGTGAAGCTAAGAACGAAGGCGGAAAGATGGGCGATAGCGATGTAGATAAACTTATTATGTTTACTAAGCAGTATGAAGAAGAATACGATAAAGCTAAAACAGATAAGTCTCGTAAAACTATTGACGGACGTTTTGCAAAAGTTGTAGATTCCTTCGATGATGAAACACGCTTTCAAGCAATGGTTAAAATGAATGAAGAAAACCCTGAGCACGAGATGTTTGCCGAAGAAGACCCTGAGCGTCAAGGTAAACTGTTTGGCGGTTTAGTTTCTATTGTTAAAAGCTTGGCTGGTGGTGGTAGCAAAGGCGAGGGCGGCGGTTTGTTTGCTAACGTTCTTAATAAGGGTAAAAGTATTATAGCTGAAGGCCAAAGCTCAGACGGAGCAGCCTCTATCTCAGCACTAGAAGGCCCAGACCCTATTGAGCCTAGCAACAACCGTGACAAACCAGCAGCAGAGATGGCTGCACCCGGAACTAATACTAAGATTGGTTATGCAGAAGGCGGTTCACTCCTTTCAGACGATATGCCTGTCGATACTTACGACAACATTCCTGAAGGTGAAATGGCTGATGTAGAAGCCTCACAGCTTCCAGACGACGAAATGGAAGACGAGTATGCAGAGTTCGTAATGGACGAGTCTCTTACGCCAGACGACCAAGCATACTTACTAGAAGCCCTAGAAGGCGACGAGAAACTAGGCGACATCTTTGATAAAATCATGGATACAGCCGGAGAATTTGCAGGTGAAGGAGCCGTTAAAGGCCCCGGCACAGGCACATCAGATTCGATACCCGCAAGGTTGTCGGATGGTGAATTTGTTTTCACCAGAAAAGCAACCGACCAGCTAGGCACAGAAAAGCTTCAGACTATGATGGATGATGCAGAACGTGCTTACGATGGCGGTTTAATGAAAAAGTACGGTGGCGGAAACGTTATGCCCGGACTGATGGATATGCAAGACCCCGATATGGGAGTGCATAACCAGATGCTCAAAGCTAACGCAATGCCAAGTGTACAAAAACGATAAGGCCACCTGTTAGCGCAGCCCCTTATTAATACCTAAATAACCAGAGGCCACCTTGTAGTATCAAGCCCTATTCTTTCTCGCGAATCGAATAGCTACCTTGAAAAGACTCAAGCCCCAAAGGAGTGTGATATGACTGATTTACCAGAAGTACAAGAAGAAGAAGTAGCAAACCCATACAACATGAGAAAAGACTATAGCGGCGAAGAAGATGCCCCTTTTCAAAGTGCTGATGGTGTTTACCATGAACCTAGTCAGGCTACCCGCCAGTCGGCCCCTGATGACAAAGAGTCAAGTACAGATTATAAAAAGAGATACGATGACCTAAAGAAACACTACGATTCTAAGATTAATGAGTTCAAGCAGAAAGAACAAGAACTTCAAGCAGAATCTCGAATGACACAGCAAGTTGAACAGGCCGTACGTCACGAGGAACGCACAGAAGCTCAGGACGAGTATGTTGAACCACAGACTTCAGAACTAGAACCGGCAAGAGTCTCTGCATTAGATGAGCGTGAAGCTACCATTACTCGCAGAGAGGCTGAGCAAACACTTGCATCAGCACACCCTGACTTTGGTGATATTCGCCAGAGTAAAGAGTTCCACGGTTGGGCTGAGTCACAACCAGAAGCAATTCAAGACTGGGTGTATAATAATCCAGATAACGTAGGTTTAGCGGTCAAAGCTATTGACCTTTATAAAATGGAAACTGGCTTAGGAGTTCAATCTTCTACTGGTAAGACAGGACGGTCACAAACCTCGACCAGTTCAGCAGCAGATATGGTTTCAACCAAAACCACATCCATAAATGCTAATGAACAGAAAGTATGGTCACAAAGGGAGATTGCTGCTTTGTCCATGAACGACTATGATAAGTATGAACAAGAAATTGATTCAGCTATCATGGAAGGCAGAGTAGTAGCTTAATAACTATTGTCTTTAATTTAAGGAAACATAATCATGGCTTTTAACGTATCAGACGCAGGCTTCGCCGAAAGCAGCAACAGTAACTTTGGCACAAGCACTAACTTCCTACCCGCAATTTATTCCAAGAAGGTTCTTAACTTCTTCCGTAAAGCGTCGGTAGCCGAAGCAATTACTAACACCGACTATGCCGGTGAAATCTCAGGTTACGGAGATTCTGTTAAAGTTATCAAAGAACCAGTCATTACTGTTTATCAGTATGAGCGTGGCGCTGACGTAACTGAAACTGCACTAACTGACACTGAGATTTCTCTTGTTGTTGATACTGCGAACGCATTTAAGTTCGTTGTAGATGACATTGAAACTTCTATGTCTCACGTAAACTTCAAAGAAGTTGCTGCTTCATCTGCTGCTTACGCTCTGCGTGACGCATTTGATGCCGGTGTAATTGCCGCTGCTTTCGCAGGTCTATCTGCTGCAGGCCCGAACCACGTTTTGGGTGCTGATGACGACACTACTGGTACTGTAGTAGGAACATTTGATGAAGCTGGTAAGTCTATCAACTTGCTCATCAATGACCCACTCGACGTACTAGCTCACATGGCTCGTTTGCTTGATGAGCAAAACGTACCAGAAGAAGGCCGTTGGGTAGTTGCTCCTCCAACCTTCTACGAGCAGTTGTCTCAGTCAGGCTCTAAGCTTTTGTCTGTTGACTTTAATGCCGGTCAAGGCTCCATTCGTAACGGTCTCGTTACTTCTGGTAAGCTACGTGGCTTCAGCATGTACAAGTCTAACAACATTGCTGCAACCACAAACGCTGACGGTAAGATTCTTGCCGGTCACATGTCAGCTATCTGTACTGCACAGACTATCACTAGCACTGAGGTCATCCGTGACCCAGATAGCTTTGGTGACATCTGTCGTGGTTTGCACGTATACGGTGTTAAGGTTTTACGACCTGAAGCTCTCGTTGGTGCATTCTACAGCTTAGCAGTTGGCGCATAAGTAGTAGTAACAATTAAGTGCGGGGGCTGTAAAAGGCCCCCAATCTTTTAACAAATTCAAAGGCTAAATAACCTATGGCAACAACCTACCTAGACTTAACCAATGAGCTTCTCCGAGAGCTAAACGAAGTACCGCTTGAATCAGGCAACTTCTCTACAGCTATTGGCGTACAGGCGCACGTTAAAGATTCTCTAAACAAAGCGTACTTTGATATTATCAACCAAGAACCTCAGTGGCCTTTTTTGTCTGCCGGTGAAAGTGGTGAAGTTGACCCTATGTACGGAAACGTATATGTAGAGACAGTTGCAGGACAGCGTTATTATGAGCTAAAAGCTTCTAGTGATTCCATCATTAACGACTACGGTTCAGTTGATTGGGATAACTTCTATATTACTACAGTAGGCGTAACAGACGAAACTGCACCTTTTACAGGTACTAACTTACGCTTTACAACCACCCAAGAGTGGAAAAGCTTTCGTCGCATCGGAGAAAACTTAGACGATGCAGACACACAATCATACGGCTCACCTGACCGAGTTATACGTAGCCCAGACGCACGTAAGTTCGGCCTAAGCCCAATCCCAGATAAAGTATACCGTGTATGGTTCTATGCTTACAACCTTCCTACAAAGCTTGTAAGCTTCGGTGACGAGATTGTATTCCCAGAGATGTATTCTACTGTGTTACTTGCTCGTGCTCGATACTACATCTGGCAGTTCAAAGACAACCCACAAGCAGCAGCATTCGCACTAGATGACTACAAGAAAGGACTCGACAGTATGCGCTCTAATCTTATTGAGCCTACTCCCTTCTATATGACTGATGACAGAATGAGATTCGTATAATATGGCAGCTTCCCAACCGTTTGGTTTCTCGTGTAAAGGTGGTTTAAACACCAACATCAGTGAGATTGAAATGCTCAAGCAGCCCGGTATCGCCACAGAGTTAATGAACTTTGAGGTTGACCCCGATGGCGGCTATCGCCGTATCAACGGCTTTACAGACTTTGGCGGTGGCAGCACCGCTAGACCTAACGGCTCTAACGCTGTTTTAGGCATTAAGACTTATGCAGACGGCGTAATCGTTTGCAGCGGAACAGACATCTACTTCAGCAACGATGGCGCAACTTGGTTGCAGATTAATAGAGCTGATGTACACAATAACGGCGATGATTTTTCAACATTTTCAGGTCGTTCAGCTCTTGCACGTACAGCCCAAGGACAATCTTCTATTTCTATTTTTGAAGGAAGTAAGTCCATATACGGCGAAGTAGTTATATGCGACGGAGCTAACAAGCCTTATTACTTTTACATGACAGGCGCAGGTGCTTTAAACACTCGCACATTTTTTGCTNNTGAGNTTACAGTCTCAAACGCTGATGCTCCGTCAGTAGGTACAATACATAATAACTTCTTAGTAGTCTCAGGCGTAGCCGCAAAGCCGAACACAGTTACTAACAGCCACCTCCTAGAAGTAGATAACTTTGTCGGTACAGACGCTAACGAAGTAGTCCTTTCTGATAAAGTAGTAGGACTTAAAAGCTTCCGAGGCGATTGCATTATCTTCTGTCAGAACAGCATTCATAAATTTGTA